CAGTATTTAAATTTTTCTGTATTTGCTTCATCATATGTTTTGTAAACACCTTCTACAATATTTGCTTTTTTACTTTCATTTTCTTCAATAGCTTTAAACATTGTTTCTGACATTTCTGCTTTTGGATATGCAGTCATTAATTGGTTATAAGGTATTTGTCTTTTTCTAAATACTGTATCAACTCTATTATCTGGCCCATTGTTCAACATAACTTTAGGTAAAGGTACAGCAGTAAACTTAATTGGATTTAATGCATCACCTTCTTCTACTAGCATTACACCAGTACCAATAGCACAATCCATAAATGCTTCATGTACTTCTTGGTTAAAGTTTGATCCAGCTAATATTTCAAAAACATATTTAGTTATTTCATCTAATGCTTCATTAACTGCTGGTCTTTGATCTTCTGGTATATCAGTACCAGCTGCAAAATTTGCCCATCTTCCATATGTTGGAACTATACCAGCTTGTAATCTACTAGCAAATTCTTGTATTCCTACTACTGCTGTTTCATCAAATATTTTATCAGTACGTCTTTCTCCTACTGTTTCTTCATAAAATGATTCTCTTGAAGGCATTGTATATTCATATGCTTCTTCATATTTATCTTTCCAATGATCAAATATTGTTTCTGCATCTTGATATTTTTTTAAAAAAGAAATAAATTTACTATCTTTATATCCTCCTGATCCTATATTTTTTTCTGCTACTGGTATAAAAGCCATTATGTCATTGCTCCTGAAATTGTTTGATTAGTTGTATTAAATAATTTTCTTTTAGCATTTAAAGCTGCTAAATTTTTAGTTAATGCTAATTTTTTTATTCTTGCTGCTTCAGAAGGCCCACCATCTACTCCAGTATCGTTTACTGCTGTTCCTGAAGATATTGCTGTACTTGTAGAACTAGTATCTTTTTGAACTGGTGTATTTACTGCATATGATGTTGAACTCATAGAATTATTAAAACTAGAAACATAGTTACTGTATTGTTCTTTTCTTGCTTGATTTGAAGCAAATCCTAAAACACTTGAAACAGGAAATGGAGCAAAAAGACTTAAAGCTCCTAATCCTAACATTTTTATTTTTTGTTGAGATTCGAACATTTGTTCAGATATAGGAGTTGATCCCATAATTCCTCCACTAGAACCAGATCCCATTCCTGAAGGAGTTTGTGGCCCACCGGGATTGTAAGATCCATATTTTATTTTATGTCCTTGTGCTGTAAGCATATAATTGTAACTACCATCAGCATTTTTTGAACCTTTTTTTGCTTGACCAATACTTTCTAAATATTCATTAGTAGCTTGACTTGCAGAACCACCATACATTTGATTACCAGTTGTAGAAGAATAACCAGTTATATTACCACCTGTTGCAGCTTCATTTGGATTAGCAATATTAGTTTGTAAACCTATTTGATTTGCAACATAAGATGTTCCTTGATTTGTTTGTGCTTCTGTTATTGATTGACCAGCATATTGAGAATCACCCATAATTGCTTGTGATTGACCCGGTGACATATTACCTCCACTACCCAATCCTCCAGCTGAAGATCCTGATTTAGTACCATTTTTATCACCCATTATTTTTTAAATTTCTTTGCCTTCATAATAAAATCCTTTACCACCAGCTTTAGAAAATAATGATCGCATACCAACCATTCCTTTTGCTTTTCTTTTTGCTAATTTTTTATCTTTAGCTTCCATTTTAGCTTGGTCGTCTAATTCTTCTTGCCTTCTTCTTTCAATATCTTCTCTAATAGCTTTGTCTGCAGCAGTTTCATTATACTTTGGTTTTTTAAATGCACCCATAATTATAGTTCTATTTCACACATTCCATTCTTTTTCAACGCACAATATAACTGATTAGGTGTAAATATCCAAAACCTAGACCAACCTATTAATCGTTGCACATAACTAACACAGCTATGTTCTTTAATCCATGATCCCATAATAACAGGAAATTTAGGTACTTCATTTTGAATTGGAACTTTTAATATATGACCATTTTTTATTTTTATTAATCTAAATATTTTATCTACTTCTTTTTCATTAAGTATTTCAATATTTAATTTACCAAATAAAAATTCTACTATTAACCATATTTTTTTTTCAGGATCATAACCCATTACTCCACAATGTTTAAAACCCTTTTTAAAAAATTTAGTATGTCTATGATAATCTTTGTTTTCATAGAAGTATACTAACCATTCATTCTGTTTCCCCATACACTTCTTCTTTTTTTATCTCCAAATATACTCCACCCTCTAGTTTTAACTACTGTTGGATTTTTAGATTTGCCTGATATTAATTGTTTACCTTCACCAGCTCCTAATAATAAATACTGTAATGCATCGTGAACATGAGAATATCTATTCTTCATTGGTTTTTCATCATATCTATCACCAGAAGTTTGCATCCTTCTATAGAAATAACCACCATTAAATCCTTTTTTAAGATTAATACATCTATGATCAACTAAAAAACCAGCAGATCCTTCTACTAATCTAGCTAATGATGTTTCTACAGCTTCTATTCTAAGAGCTACATCATTACTATGAGTAGGTTTACCCATTATGCCATTTTGTCGCAGTATCTGAAATGGTGTTGTTTCATCAGTTTGTGCTCTAAAATCCCCAGCTGGATCACCATATATTTCTAAATCTAATCCTCTATAATGTTTTGCAAATTCATATTTTAATAGTTCACTAAACCTTGCTATACCCATATCAAAACAAACTAACTCCTGTAATATTAACCATCTACCATTAGGAAGTTTTTGACCAAAGACTGCAGCTGGTGTTAATCCAAAATCAATTCCTACATATACTGTTGTGTTTGCTGGTTCTAAATCTTCTTTAGATAAATGTATTTCCATATTCCAATTAGGATATACTGGTTTACCTTCTTCTAAAGATCCAAGTTTGTTCATTACATAAACATCAATCCAACCTTTCATCTTACCTTTGATAATATTATTATAATAATTTTGTGTAAGATTATTTTGATTTTCACATTTCTTATGTTTTTTATAACCTTTTAATGTTCCATCTGTATTTTTATCTTCTAATAGTGCAGCTGGTTGTGTGTAAAAATTCCAGTTATCAGGTCTAACTAACATTAGAGCTTCATCTCTTGATAAATGATCTGGTACTGGTACATCACCAGCCATAATAGGCCACCAATGATCTTCTTCTGGTGCATTAGTATCTGCAATAACTCCATACCATGTAGCACCACCATCTCTCATACTAGGAAATCTACCTACTCTCATAGTACAAGCATCAATAATACTCTTAGGAAGCTCTCTAGCTTCGTTTACCCACACTCCTGTTAGTTCTAATGATAAAAGTTTTTTAACATCTTCAGGTCTATCTAATGCTAAGAATATAACCTCTAATTCTAGTTCACCTACATTTATTCTATGCGTATAAGGTACTGACCATGAGAATGTACCCCATTCGTTTTCAGGAAACCAGTCTAACCATGTTTTGATAGTAGTCGTTTTAAGTTGCGGATTAGTGTTCCGAATAACGGCCCACCTACTTTTTCTTTTACCTTGTGCATTTTTTTCTTGTTCGAGAGAACGTCTAAGTACCTCAATAGCGCAAGCGACAGATTTGCCACTTCCTACTGGTCCTCGTAAACCTCTAAAGAACTCATTGCCCTTTAGAAAGTCCTTTAAGGTATTGCCATCTGGTTTGTATTTTAGCTGTGCCATTTATAGTAGATTCTGATCTATCGCTACTTTTAGCAAATTTTCTCTGATCTTTGGGCCAAGGCTTTCGATTAATTTGTCTGCTTCCTTGTCCGTTATCAAATCCTCTGGAAGGTATCTTAGATGTACTTTTTTTACGATCTGTCTTAGCTTCCGTCTTTCTGCTAGAGAAATGTTGAATAGCTGTCTGTTCTCCAGATTCACTACTTCGTCTGTTTTGTCTATACTCATACAAAAATTCCTTAAATAAATCCCAGTCAAGATATACCATTGGACTGGAAAAGTCTTTTTTTAATACTAATAAATCAGCAGATCCTTTCCATTTATCTAATTGAGCAAAGCCTTCGCCATTTTTTCTAGCTTTAACTTCTATATTAGTGCCTTCAAACAAATCCATCACTTGAACATCATGTGGAAATGCTTGAATAGCACCAGACAATGGTTGTCGTCTAGCATTAAACCCTTCAGCTTGGAAGAGTTTTACTATTTCGTTCTCTACTCTAGTACCCTTTCTTTTTGCTTTGCTTGACAACTTTCATTCCTTTTTTCTTAGCTGTTTCTTTTGCTTTTTTCTTTCCAGCAGCTGTGTATGGAAATTTCATTTTACCAACTTTAGGCATTTTTGACCTCACTTTCGGAAATAACTTTAGACTTTAAAACTTGACTACGCAATACTATTCTATCGTCATAAGCTTTATCTAGTTTATTCATTAATACTTTATTTATTTCTTTAATATCTTTTACTTCTTCTTGCAGCATCTTCATATCTGTCGTCAAATCATCAATAGTCATAGTTTTCATTCCTTATGTTATAAAATTTTTTAGGGTAATCTACAACTATATTAGAAAAAAAATATTATTTCAATTCACTTAACAGTTCCAAGCTCTTAAAGATTTGGACAATCTATCTTTCCCAGTATTATTGCTTGGTTTTTGTCTTTTTCTCATTCCTTTCATTCTTGCACAGAATGATTTTCTTCTTTTGCTCCCCTTTTTCTTGGTAGGAGCTTTTAAGTTACCACCAGTTTCACGATTGTAACTAGCTCTACCTTTGGCATTTAATCCACCTTTAGGATTTTTGCCTTCTTTCTTTTGCCACGCTGGAGTAGACACTACTTCTTTTTCTTTTTAGGAAATCCAGCTTTCATATTGGCAAATGATTTAGCTGACACCGTACTTTTAGACTTAGGTCTAGATGTACCAGCTTTCTTTCTAGCATTTATATTAGCGTATAGTCCTCTTTTAGCCATTCCTTATCCTTAATGTTGCCTTGCAAGGCTATGAGAGTAACCCTCTCGTAGTTTTATCTTAAGACTATTTACCTTAAATCCTAGAAATATATTTGTCTACGCACATTAGGTTTACTTTTTTTAACTCTGTTGTGTGTATGACAGGTTTACATACTAACACCTGTTAGTTTTTAACCCCCACCCTCTCGTATTAACTAAGATCGATACTAACCTTTATATCTCCAACTACTTGGTGATTAACTCTATCTGGTGTACGCAGTCCTACTCTATCTAGTATATCTCTACTTGCTTCTAGCTGGACATACTCTGATTTAGCATTGTTGCTAAGGGATACTAACTTGTTACTTGCTGTTACTGCACCTAATCCTATCGTTCTTGATACACATTCCATCATGTACTTCTGTACTTTTGGAAGACGTAGTGTACGAGAAGCACTTACTCTTGCACTATCTCTACTAACTTTTGTTGAATATCCTGCCTTTTCAGCAGCTTCAACAATACTACAGCCAGTTGATACGATAGTATCGACAAGAGCCTGTTGTTTATCTGTTAAATCATGGTTATCATTCATATCGCCTCCGTTGGATAATTGTAATCATTGATAAATTGTTGTCAAGAACATTCGTCATGGTGTGACGTTATGTATTAATTAGGAGCTTGATCCAGCTCTCGTAAATGCAGCCAAGTGGTCTGCACCCTAACGGGCTTCGATCTGGGCTATGTATAAGAGAAAGATGGGGATAAAGTATGAATAAAGTAAAAGGAGTGTAATGAGTATAATAATAATAATAATGTTAATATGGATAATTATAATAATAAAAGGAATAAAGAAAATTCTGATGTCTAATAAAGATTATAATGGTTAAGATAAACTAGTCAACCCACAAGGGGTGCAGCATAGCTGCCTTTACCCCCCCATATTCGTAAGATTTGTGAAAGGGATAAAGTGACAAGTATATCTAAACCACTAACTTGCCTTGCAAGACAGTGAGAAAAGCTCACACACAAACAGTAACACAAAGGAGTTACACATGACTATATATCAAAATACAATAGAAGCACTAAAACTAACATTCGATCATCAGATCGACTGTGAAGTAATGGATATCAACAAATCTGGCGAAAGCTATGATGTTGGTTTACTTGACTTCAATATGACTATGAATAGCACTATCGGCAAAATGGCTGACAGATTTGCGATTGTAGAAAAAATGCTTACAGCAACTACCAATAGAGTAAATTACTTCAAATCTAAAAAAGGTAGTTCTTCAGCATTAACTTCACTAGGTTTACAAACTCAGTTTCAAGAAATTGATGCTCAACAATTAGGTCAATTAGAAACTCAGTTAAAAGCTAGACAATTTCAACATGACATTTTGTTTGATAGACTAAAAGCTCATTTAGATTACTACACAGATAAAACTGGTGAGGTATGGCAACCATATCAGGCAAAAAACCCTGTTAAATTTGACAATATATCAAATGATAAAAGACAAGCAATACATACTAAAGAATTAGAGAAAACTAAAGCTTGGTATAATGCTAATCATGGTAAATTAGATAGACCATTAGATAATGATGATGGTACTATATCTTCAGAATTAATCCCAGCTATCGCATAGTTGGGTTTTACAAAATTTCGCTGCGCTTCGCGCAGCGTTTCCTTTGGTAAGAAAGGTGGTGATTCGTATGACTACAAGTCGGTTATAGACGTAGACTACATGTTTATTGATATCCAATAAACTTAGCTAGAATGAAAAAAGGTCTAGTGACTATAATATAACCGAGTAGGAAAATGATAGAGGTAATACTAGCTAACTTGTAAGTGGATAAACTAGTGCCTAACAGTATAACTTACGCAAAAATAACCGAAAACAATGAGGTAAATATGATTAGAACTACATTTAAATCAGGTATGTGGATTGGTAGCACATTACTAAACAGTAAAATATACAAAATGGCTAAACGCAAAGGTGTATGGTATTATAGACTATTATTATCAGATGACTTTGCAAAAACTATAGGCGATATCTATGACTTAAATGTTATGGAACGTAAATTAAAAGGATTATCTAAATTAAAGAAAAGAGTATTTAATGTAGATGATGATGGCAATATATGGGATCCAACAACTGGTGAAATATTTGGCAATGTAAATGCATTTACACCAACAGCAGCTGCACCTAAAACAGAACCGAAAGCTGATTCTCATAATAATAAATTTGATTTCGATCAAACTGTATCAGAACTAATAATTAAACATTATGAATATGATACAGCTAATGAAATAGCTGGAGCTGTAGCTAAAGACTTAATGGAAAACTATGATTATGTAACCAGTATGGAAGAAGATGATCAAATTACTGACATGATTAACGAATATACAGACAGTCTAAGGTAATGGGTATCTTAGACATAACCATATTATTAATAGTAGGTATTACTATGATAATAATACAAGCGAGGAAATAATGAGTAAAACTGGACAATGGGTATTAGAAATGACCGAATACGCAGCTGAATCTACAAGAGAAGAATTTATCAAAAAATATGGCACATCTAATGTAGACATATGGGATACTAATAAACAACAAGTATTAGAACATGAATTAACACCAAGTATACATGATGTTCAACATGAATTAGCGAAAGGAAAAACATGAGTTTATTAAAAATGACAAAATTACAAAACGAAAGTAATCAATTACAAGATAAAAGTAATGATTTACAAAATAGTATTAATGATGTTCATTATGCTTTTACCAAACAAATAGCTGATACAGTAGTTGCACAAGGTAAAAACAATATAGAACTACATGAAAAAGTTAATATTTTAATAGAAGAACTTCAAAAATTATCTTCAAGAGTTATTAAATTAGAGTTCGAAGATGACCATGAAAGAAAATCAATAGGAGGAACAACAGATGAATGATGTAATACATATAGGTGGACAACAAGCTAAAAAAGTAGCTGATCTTAATGATCAATTACGCAAAGATATGTTTACTGGTAATATGCTTAAAAAACATAATCTAAAAAACAAATTAGTAATAACACCAGGCATTACAGGTTACAATTTAAAAGATAAAGAAAAAATATTTGCTTCTGTTAAATATTATGGAAACTTTACCAAAGACAATAATCCTTATGGAGAAAAAGATTTTGGTAGTTTTAATTTTAAAAAACAGAAATTCTTTTGGAAAATAGATTATTATGACAATGACATGAAAATGCATAGTCCTGATAAAACTGATCCTGATAAAACATCAAGAGTATTAACAATAATGAAAGCTGAAGAATATTAAGAACATTCCTAATACAGTGGTTATTTAGCTAATAACGAGGTAGATATAGCCTAGCTCACTAAGTATATCATTAGGAATTAGGGAGCTTGATGGGGTCATAGACACAGATAAGCTCCCCCAATGGACACCCTCGGCAAACTTCAGTATGCTGTAATTTAAGTCTGAGACGTAGGTGTATGGGGAATATATAATAAGCGTTAGAGCTTAACGTATTCCCCAGCGTATCTTGACAAACCGAACTATATTCAGATATTAAAAGATATGTCTAATAAACAATTAGGAATATTCTTTGATACTGTAATACCACAGTTTGTAGAACAACGAAAAAAACTAGGTTTATCCCAATCAAGACTTGATGAAATGATTGGTTGTGCTAGAGGTTTGGTATCAAAATGGGAAGTAGGTATAAGAAAACCTAGTGGATTTCTATTTTGTTGTTGGGCCAATGCGTTAGAATGTCATATAAAAATAAAACCAAAAAAAACCGAATTGTAGTCGGTACACACTTTGACACATTAACGCCACATAACAAGATTATATATAAAGAAAAAAATCAACCTGATGGCTGTAGCTGCAAGGGTGATGATTTAGTATATGGCAATGGTATATATTGGTATTGTAGCAAATGTCATTTAAATCAATGGGGGAAACAATGATTGAAATATTAACATTCATAGATGAATTAAAAGAACTCAAACCAGTATGGGTAGGAGTCAATGAAGATGACACTGATACCCATGCAAAAATAAATCAATTAATAAAAAAATATGAAGATATGATGGAAGCATTTGAAAATGATTACCCAAAATATTTAACAATGAAAGGAATTAAATGACTAAAACAAGTCCTAGTTATTACCATAACAATAAACCAGAACTAACCGAATTAATAAGAGCTTGGGGTTTAGATTTTTGTGAAGGAAATGCTGTGAAATATATTCGCAGACATAGGAATAAAAATAAAGAACAAGATATACTAAAAGCAATTTGGTATTTAACAAATATACTGGAGAAAGAATATGGCAACAACTCTGCTAAAAGCATTAGGGAGGCA